ATGAATACAAGCCTCGGTGACTGCAATCACATGTCCTCCGTCGTGCCACGTTGTGCGTACAACTGCATAGCTGTCATCGGTCAGTTCCCCAATGGAAAAGAACAGCAGCTGCTTATGACCGTCATCCGGTCGCTTCTTCCGTAGGTTCTTGATCCAGCTCATCAATCAGGCATTTCATCTTGGTCTTCTGGCTCAGCTGACTCCACAGGCATAGCTTTTTGTGCTGCAGGCTCTGGCTGGTCCATCTCAATCATGCCCCCGTTCTGCGTGCCTTCTATCTCTTCCTCCACGTCGAAGTCATCGCCCAGGATCTCCCCGGCCTCCAACTGCTCCAACAGCGTGGACTGAGTGATCGTTCCTGCGGTGTAAAGCTGCAGCAACGCTTGAATCTCATCCGGCTCCAAACGTGCCGCCATAAAGTCACGATTGACAAAGGAGCTGCCAGCCTCAGGAATCTGCAGATAGTCCGCGTGATACTGCAGGCAGTTGTCGATCAAGTCCTGCATCTGCTGGGCCACCACCTGCATGGTGCTATCCCCTTGGCTGCGGTCGATCCTCTTTGATGCGGCCGTCTCTGCTGACAGCTTTTGGCCCAGAATCGCGGCCAGTCCCAGCTCGTTGATCTGGTTGGCAATTTGATCCAGCCGTCGGAACTGAGCGTCGAAACTCCGGCCCTGGGGCTCGATATATTCGGCTTTCGCATCCATCGGGAGGGCCATCGCTTCTCCGGGCCCTGCGCTGATCTCCTCGGCCGACTGCGGAAAGCCATACACGGCCAACATCGGAACAGCCGAGATATGCAGCTGGTTGTCTAAATCACTCTGTACCTGATAAGCCTTCAGGTTCAGCTCGGCAATGTCAGCCAACGGAGGCCGTGATTCGAGAATGCCCGTTCGGTTCGAATAAGCCACAGAAAACGGGATTTCATCCAGGCTGGTCGTCCCTTCCTCCACTACCCGATAGTCGCCTTTCTTATCCTTCTGATGAATCTCGAAAGCGCCAGGAGTTAAGACGCGCACCTGCTCCACCATCTTCTCGCCGTAGTCGCCATCAGGCTGCACAACCTTCTCGTACAAACGCAACTGGACAAGTTTCTGCTGCCCTTCAATAATCTCTGACCGCCACCCCAGCACATCCGGCGGCGAATAAATTGACCAATATGGTCGGCCGTTCTGACCCGCAGCCGGTGCATCGACCAAGACGCCGACGTGACCATACCGAATCATCTTTCGGGCGGCTTCATACAAAAATACATCTAGATTATTTCCAAGAAGATCAACGTCGAATAATTGTTCCGTGACGGTATCACTTACGTCCTGCAACCGAATAGGCTTCCGCGTCAACATGCCGGCCAAAAGTCTTTCTAGCCTGCTGAAAAAAGGCGGGAGAGTTGAGCGCATTAAACGAGAATCGTAGCTCTCGTCAAGTTCTCTAGGTTCTTGGGGTAGATACTTTCTGTGTTTTTTACGAATGCCAAATGTGCCCAAACTGATCGCTTCGAGAAGCTCCCAATGAGGCTCCATGCTCACGTAGGCATTATTGGGATCACTAACAAGCGCAACGCTAGAGGCACGCTGGCGGCCACCTGCAAATGATGAATACATGTCCCGCCCTACTTAATGCCTTGATGTTAATCGACAGATCCACAGGCACAAGAAAGGGGCCATCAGTACAGGCGGATGCCAGTCCCTCGACCAGCTCGTGCGTGCAATATCGAAAACTCTCTGAATACGAGGTAGCCCAGCGCGTCGTTCATATGGTCATAACCCGCCTCTTTGTCCGGCTCGCCGCGCTCGGTGTAGCTCTGCAGCTCCAAGCACTCAATCGTCCTTTTGCAGTGCGCCGCTACCTGTAGTCGGACCTCGCCCTTGCCGTTCTCCAGGAGAGCTTGAACAGAAGCCACCCGATCAGTGACCCTTGGATTTGAACGAGGCGACTGGTTACTGAACCCAAAGGACTCGAGAATGCTGATATCGGTGAGGCTGGCATTAGTAGAACGCGCTGAGCCTGATGCGTCAGGGTAGACATAGATGCGACGGTCGGGAAATCGTCGGCGGATCTCTTGGGCCAGGGCGTCGGTGTCATGGGCACCGCTGACTTCATCAATCAGCAATAAAGAGTTACCCAGACGGACGCCAATCACGGCGCTCATGTTCCCGATGTTGAAGTCGACCCCGATTCTCAAGATTTCGTCGCTGACCTCTGGTAGGTCTCGGCAGATGTGCTTGTCGCGGCTGAATCGGTCGTAGACCTGGCCGGTGGTCAGATTGGTGAACTCGCCCTTGAGATACGCGGCGAGGAGACTGGGGTCGTATGACGCTTCCAGTCGGGATATGAAGTCTGGGGGCAGATGTGGATTATCTGCCGAGCGCATCTTAATTAGCTTGCGGTCCTTGCGCTCCTTGGCCTCTTCAGTGCCGAACGTGTTCCACATCCACCGAAAGCCCTCAGGCGTGGAGGCCGCTGCGAACTGCCGGACATTGCCAGCACGAAGACGGCCGAGGATTTTGGGAAAAGCTCGATCGGCAACAGAGGTAGGGACGGTATCAACTTCGTCCACTAACACCCACGCCAGATTAAGACCGATGATCCTCGTCCAGCTTTCTAGGGACCGGCAGAGGATTTTCGTATCCCCGCCAGGTAGGTGCAAAATCACCTCTGGGAGTGGACTCGCTCGGAAGGTGTAGGGCACCGAGTACCGCTGCAAGAAGGCCTCGAAATCATTAAGCCAGATATCTCTCACTAGAGGCCCAGTGGGCTCCATTACGCAGCCGGTAAAGCCTTGATTAGCGCAGGCAAGGAAAACAGCCTTAGCAGCTTGCGCGTGGGTCTTCCCGCTGCCGTAGCCGGCACAAAGGCCCAGGATGTCGGTCGTCTGATCATCGACAAACGCCCGCTGCCCTGGGTGCAGGTCTTCGCGGATGCGCTGCAAGAGGTCGGTGGTTTCTTCCTGCGTCGGTGGCTCAGCAAAAGCGAGGAGCGGTTCCGCTTCGGTCAAGCCCGCGAGGACGGAAACCATCAGATGTCGAAGCGCAGAAGCTTAGCTTGAGTCTCAAGTGCTTTGATTGCGACAGCCACTTGTCGGTCGTCATTGCCGGCCCGCTTTTCGTATTCCGCAAGACGACGCACCGCAGCGGCCAACCATTGCGGACGTTCAACGGCTGAGTCTTCTTCTATCAACTTGCGAGCGCGTGCGATGTATTCATCTGTCTGACGGCTCGACAAATCCCACTCAGTCGCGGCGTATTGAAGGATGTCAAAACGCGACCACGATTTGATCAAGAACTGGTAAATGACGTTTACCCGTTCATGGATTTCTTGATTGGTTGACTTTTTAGCCATGCCCGGATCTTACAGGCGACGGGTAAAGGTTAGCCAGTCTTTTTTTGTGAGGCGTGCATTTTGCGCCAATAGTTGTTTAGTTGGTTGACTTTGACGTCGATTAAATGGTGAGAGGAAACGAAGCCGACGTACTCACCCACGGACACGACCACGGTTCCGTCCTCTCGGTTGCGGATCTTGGGGTTCGGGGGTTGTGGCTCGTTTGTAGGCGTCACGTAATCGGCGCTCATAATTTTCGAATGTGCGAAGGCAATTGAGGTGTTCTTGAGTGCTGAGGTGTTGGTCCATCGGTTGGCTGTGGTGGATGTTTAAACGCCGGGGGATCGATACGGCACCTCTACCGCCCCTGCTTTTCTCGCACGGCTTCGATGAGGCCGCAACTGTTGCGAGTTTTTTATAGCTCTCAACCTGGGATGGGGATCTCAGGTATCAGGCTCCCCGGCGCAGTGGTCAGGTCGAAGGCGTGGGATCGGTGGTGAGGGTGAGGCCGTCGCGTAAGGCTTCCTTTTCGAGGTCATGCCAATGGTCGACGGTTTGAACCCATTCGTCCCATATAAGTTCGCCGGGGCGGTTTAGGAGGCGGTCGAAGAGAGAGCGGCGTCGAGCCTCGCAGAGGTAGGAAGGCGGCTCGGGTGGGAGTTCGTCAGCCCAGAAAGTGGGCTGTTGTTCGTAGTGGTTGAGGCTGGTGTGGTGGAAGTCCATGGATCAGGCGGGGAAGGCGGGGGCGATGCTTTCGATGGTTGCCTTCTCGGCCCAGAGTTCGCGGATGTTGGCGGTGAGTTCTTGGGCGGTGGTGAAGCGTGACCAGGCGCTGCCGGTGTTGTCGCGGTAGCGAATGGCGAGGGTCAGGGGGTGGGTGAGGTTGTGCATGGGTGAGGTGTTGAGGGGTCGCCCCCGTTGTTGACAGTGTGGCATACCAGGGAGAAGAGCACAACCCCCCGGCATAAAAAAAGCCCTGAGGGGCTCAGGCTGCGGCCTTGGCTAAGTAGGCGTCGACCTTGGCGCGGGCTGCGTCTTCGGTCTTGGCTGAGCACTTGCGGAACTTGGGCATCTCGAAAGACTTGGCGATGATGTAAAGCTTGAGGTCTTGAGGATCCCAGCGGAACTGAGCGAAGCGGCTGTTCTGGTAGATGCCATTGGCCCAGGTGTCCTTGGCGTCGAGGCTGGTGTTGAGGAACACGGTCTCGGTGCCGCCGAGGTATGAGGTGTTGCGTTGGATGAACATGGGTTTGAGGTTGAGGTGGTGGGCTCTCGCCGTGGGTTCGAGAGTGGCGGACATTGGCCGCCGTTGCCTCCCGATGACCTAAATATAACCTGATGGCATACCAATGGTCAAGACCGTGGACAGTATGCCAATTGGTTACGCCTCGTCGATGATTGACCCGATGG